ACATCTGATGTGGGTTACGCCGCTGGTCAACAACGGGATGCTAAGAAATTTTATGGATTTGATTATACTGCTACAAATCATACAAATCAGAGTTATCTTGCTCCCCTCCCAACTGGACATACAGCTGTAAGTTATGCTCCATTGCCGGGAGTAGTGGTCGGTGCTGCTACTACAGCTGTAACCGAATTCTCACTTGATAATATAGCGGATGGTGGCTCGATTACAGCCGCGGAAGTTGAAGGAACTAATTTGAGTATTACAAATACAGCTCATCAGCTATATCGTAAGTTTACAGTTCCGATGCAGGGTGGATTTGATGGACACGCACCACATCGTGAAAGAAAAATGGGCACTTCTATTGTTGCTAGCAACACGCAAGGATTTGATTTAACAAATTCCACATCTTCCGGTTCAGTAGCCTATAAACAAGCTATTGACGCAATTAAGAATCCCGAATCATTTGATATTAATTTGTTAGTGATTCCTGGGGTTAACTACGAACAACACCCATATGTTACTCAGTACGCAATTGATGTATGTGAGGATAGACAGGATTGTTTCTATATTATGGATCTGGTAAGTTATGGCGCAACTATTTCGACAGCCAATTCAACGGCAGCATTACTTGATACAAATTACGCTGCTGGTTGGTATCCGTGGGTTAAAGTCTTAAATAGTAATACTAATAAATTTATGTGGGCGCCGCCTTCGGTCGTTCTTCCTGAAGTATTTGCATACAATGATAATATTGCTGCTGAGTGGTTCGCACCTGCTGGTTTGAACCGCGGCGGAATCCCAGGCGCAACTCAGGCTAAGAGTCGTTTGACCAGAGCAAATAGAGATGAACTTTATGAGAATAGAGTTAATCCAATTGCAACTTTCCCCGGCCAAGGTATTGTTGCCTGGGGACAGAAGACTTTACAAAAGAAAGCCAGTGCTCTTGATCGGATTAATGTCCGGCGTCTTTTGATCGCGATGAAGAAGTTTGTTGCTTCATCGTCAAGATACTTAGTGTTTGAACAAAATACAGAAGCTACAAGAAATCGTTTTTTGAACATTGTTAATCCATATCTGGCCAGTGTTCAGGAGCGGCAGGGATTGTATGCTTTCCGCGTGGTCATGGATGAGACAAACAATACACCGGATGTGATTGATAGAAACCAATTAGTTGGTCAAATTTATCTACAACCCGCACGGGCAGCTGAATTCATTATCATTGATTTCAACATCATGCCAACGGGCGCTACATTCCCTGGCGGTTAATCGTTATATTTTAACATAAGCTGATAATTATATAAAAGACCTTTTGGAGACAAAAATATGGCAAACCTAGTTAATGAACAAGAACTGTTCTTCAAGGCATTTGAGCCGAAAATGCAGAATAGATTTATTCTGTATGCTGACGGTCTTCCAGCTTATGTAATTAAGGGTGTTTCTAGACCTACCATATCACAAGACGCAAAGGTTCTTAATCACATTAATGTTCAACGGTTTGTTAAGGGTCGTTCAACTTGGGGAGCAATTAACATGACGTTGTTTGATCCAATTGTTCCCTCTTCTTCTCAATCAGTAATGGAATGGGTTCGACTCCACCATGAAAGTGTAACGGGTAGAGATGGGTATGCTGATTTTTATAAGAAGGACTTAACAATTAATGTCTTGGGACCAGTGGGAGATAAGGTAGAAGAATGGATTCTTAAGGGATGTATGATTACAGCAGCTGCTTTTGGTGAATTGAATTTTGATAGTGATGAACCAGCACAAGTACAAGTAACTGTTCAACCAGATCTGTGTATTTTGAATTACTAAATTTCTTGAGAAATATAAGAAGTATTAAAATTAAACCTCCCCAAACGTAGGGGAGGTTTAATTTTATACATATATAAAAATACTTATAGTAAGACACTTTATTTGGATTTGAAATTATGGCACAAAGTACAAATTTAACAGTAGGTCAGGGCGAAACTTTTAAAATTTTAGTTTCACTTACTGATCAAAATTCTACCGCAATTAATTTAACCAATTATTCTTTTACTGGTTCTCTTCGTGAAACCTATTCCGCGGAAGATATATCTGCAGATTTTAGTTTTGAGAAGATAGCACCATTTGATTCAGGATCGTTTTATGTTACCTTGCCCCCAGCATCTTCTTCACTGTTGACCTCACAAGATTATGTTTATGATATTTTATTGGTAAGTGAGTCGGTTGTTCGTAGAATAGTTGAAGGAAAATTTACTGTAAGACCATCTGTTACCCAGAGGTAGATAAATGGCACATACTCTACCAGAAGGTATTGCTCTAGACCTACCTGACATAAATGTTACCATAACTCCACAGTCGGAGTATAAGGTATCAATTCAGGCGGTCGATAGTTATCGTACCGCAACCGTTGCTAATACTAGAACTACGGTAACAAGAAACCCTAGTATATTTGTAGATCTCGCTGCATCAGCAAGTTTTTCAACTACGGCATCGTTTGCTCTTACCACCGCAGGAACTGCCTCTGCGGCGCTTAGAGCAGAAACTGCGTCGGTGGTGGCCGCCAGTCCCTTCGCACTTACGCCAGGATTAGGACTTTCAATAGAATCGGGTTCGGTAGTATTGTCAGGTTCTACAGCTCATGGAATTCTTGGTACAACTGCTACTTTGGGACCACCTATACCTACCGCATCGTTTCTTGGAGCAAATGTTGATTATAGAGCATTTAGAAGTGGTAGTGCAAGACAAGGAATGTTATTAGCTACTTGGTTAGGGTCGGGTAGTAGTTTAATTAATTTCACCGATGCATCCAGTGCTGATGTTGGCGATACGTCTGATATATCGTTTGATTTTATTTTAAATGAAGAAAGTGCTCATTTAAGGATAACGAGTACGGGTAGTGGTCCTAATACTTGGACAATACAAACCTTCTTTAGATTGTTTCCTAATTTTGAAAACTAATTATATTATGAGCTACTATGTGGAGAATATAAATGGCTAATGAGTTTATTGCTCGTAAAGGTCTAATAGCATTAAGTGATTCTAAAGTAACCGGAAGTTTGGGTGTTACTGGAAGTCTTGTTTTGGCTACGCCAGGTGGTATTGAACTTGGACATGCTTCTGACACAACTATAACCAGAGCCTCCTCTGGTGATGTAAATATTGAAGGTAATATCATTTATCGTGCTGGCGGAACAGACGTTCCGGTCACAGACGGTGGTACAGGCGCTTCGTCTCTAACGGATGGTGGTGTTCTCTTAGGTAGTGGTACAAGTGCTGTAACCGCAATGGCTGTATTGGCCGACAGTGAAATGATTGTCGGTGACGGTACAACAGATCCCGTAGCAGAGAGTGGAGCAACACTCCGAACTTCAATTGGAGTTGGAACTACTGACGATGTTCAATTCGCTAAAATAACTGGTTCATTCTTTAGTGGGTCAAATGCTTCATTTACATCAGCAACAATTATCGGTGGAACTATTTCAGGTATTACGGATATTACTGTTGCCGATGGAGGAACAGGAGCTTCATCTCTTACGGATGGTGGTGTTCTCTTAGGTAGCGGAACCGGCGCCATTACAGCAATGGCTGTACTTGGCGACAGCGAGATGATTGTCGGGGACGGCACAACAGATCCAGTAGCAGAGAGTGGAGCAACACTAAGAACTTCAATTGGTGTGGGTACAGGTGATAATGTTCAGTTTGCCCAAGTAACTGGTTCTGCTGTCAGTTCTTCGCTTGGTGAATTTGGATCAGCAACCATAACAGCTGGAACCATTACCGGAATAACTGATCTCGTTGTTGCTGATGGTGGTACTGGTGTTTCGACATTTACAGACGGTGGAGTTCTATTAGGTAGTGGAACTGGTGCTATTACTGCCATGGCCGTACTAGGCGATGGTGAAATCATCGTTGGTGATGGTTCTGGTGATCCTGTTGCTGAATCTGGCGCTACTCTCCGAACAAGTATTGGTGTTGGAACAGGAGACTCGCCCCAGTTTACAGGTATTGAACTTGGACACGCATCCGACACAACTGTAACCCGTGATAGTGGCGGTGATCTAGCAATTGAAGGTAATATCGTCTACCGTGCTGGTGGTACTGATGTACCAGTTGCAGATGGTGGTACGGGCGCTTCAACTCTAACCGATGGTGGTGTCCTGCTCGGCAGTGGAACAGATGCTATTACAGCTATGGCGGTTCTTGCTGATGGAGAAATGATTGTTGGTGATGGCTCAACAGATCCCGTAGCAGAAAGTGGAGCAACACTCCGTACCTCAATTGGAGTTGGTACTGGCGACTCACCACAGCTCACAGCAGTTAATATCGGTGCGGCAAGTGATACTACATTATCTCGAAAATCTGCTGGTGTTCTACAAGTAGAATCTAATGAATTATATGTACAAGGTGGAACTGATGTTGCAGTAGCAGATGGTGGTACCGGCGCCTCCTCCTTAACTGACGGTGGTGTTCTACTTGGTAGTGGTACGGGTGCTATAACCGCACTGGCCGTACTTGCTGATGGTGAAATTATTGTTGGTGATGGCACAACTGACCCAGTAGCAGAAAGTGGAAACACGGCCAGAACAAGTCTTGGGTTGGGTACAGGGGATAATGTCACATTTACTACTGGATCATTTTCAGGTGACCTTACCATTTCGGGTGATTTAGTTGTTGAAGGTTCTAGAACGGAACTTCAAGTATCAGAACTTAAGGTTGAAGATACAATAATTACTGTTGCTTCTGGTTCCGCAAATAGTTCAGCCGCAAATGGTGCAGGTCTTGAAATTGAAATGGGTGGACAAACCAACCCATCAATGACTTGGGTACATGGGAATCAAAATCTTCTTTTCAATTATCCGATTACTGGAAGTGAGGTTACAGCTTCATTTTCTGGCGATGGTTCTGGATTATCTGGTGTTGTAAGTACATTAACTACTGCTGGTGATAGTGGTGGTGGAACTGTTGCTCTTAAGACCCAAACTCTTACAATTGATAGTGGAGAAGGTATTGACACTGTTGCTAGTAATCAAGCAATTACGATTTCTGCTGAGGAAGCAACCGATTCAAATAAGGGTGTAGCTTCGTTTAATTCAACCAACTTTACTGTATCTTCCGGTGCTGTTACTTCCACTAATATTACTATTAATGGCGCAACCGTAACCCTTGGTGGCACTAGAAATATTACACTAGCACAAATTACAGATGCTGGTGCTACTACTACTGATGCAGTAACGCTTAGTGATGGTGCTATACTTAATGGTACTAATAACTCTGGATCGGCAGTATCGGTTGCCACGGGTGGGTCTGAAACTACATCGGTTATTGCTCAAGTTGCAACTGGATCATATCAAAGTGCTCAGTTTGATTATTATTGCCAAGATGGAACTAATTATAGAGCAGGTACCGTTATGGGCGTTTGGAAAGGCGCAGATGGTGGCGGTACTATAAAATATACAGATTTTTCAACTCCTGACATTGGTGACACATCAGATGCTACGTTCACAATGGACTTGTCAGCAGCTAAAGCTAGATTAAAATTCACCGCAACGGCAGGAACTTGGATAGTAAGTTCTTCTGTTAGAGCTACATAAAAATATAAAATAAAATAATTTACCTTTGGATAGAGAAAAAGGAAATATATGGCAAACGAATTCATAGCCCGCAAGGGTCTAATATCATTAAGTGACACCCAACTCACCGGCAGTCTCCTCGTATCCGCTTCCCAAGGTTCAGGCGTAGATTTATATGTAAGTGGAAGTGCTACACTCCCCCGTGTTGGC